GGGAACTTCGACTCCGAGTTCATCACCACCGGCAGCCCCGCCGGGCAGCAGGAGACGGGGAACATCAACGTCGTCGCCGTCTCCCAGACCGGCGACACCGCCGACCTGGCCGCCCGCATCAGCCGCGTCGAAGCGCTGTACGCCGCGTGTGATGACGCGTCCACCGACCTGGCTGTCAGCGGGATGGTCTTCGACGGGCCGGGCGCGGGGCGGGTGGTCACCCGGCAGACCGACCAGGGGTGCGCCGCCATCGCCGCGTTCGTAGTCACCTACACGGCGCCATGGTGACGCCGGGGGGAGGTGATGCCCTGTGCGCTGGCTGATTGGTCATCCAGGGCCGCATTTACTTCTCCGTCCACGACGTCTACGAAGGCTGGGTGGAGGCGCTGCGCGGCCTCGGCGAGGACGTGTACACGTTCAACCTTGGCGACCGGCTCTCCTTCTACGACGCGGCCCTGGTCGAGACTGGCGACCACGACGACGAGGGCCACCCCGGGGTCAGGAAGGCGATCACCCGCGACCAGGCGATCGAGCTCGCCGCCAACGGGATCCTGTCCGCCGCCTACCAGTGCTGGCCCGACATCATCCTCATGGTCTCCGCGTTTTTTACCCCACCCGCGCTGCTCGACATGATGCGCGGACGCGGCCACAAGGTCGTCCTGCTGCACACCGAACAGCCCTACCAGGCTGACGAGCAGCTGGTCCGCGCGAAGTCCGCAGACGTGAACCTGCTCAACGACCGCGCCGGCATCGAGGCGTACGAGGCGCTCGGCGTCCCCGCCGCCTACATGCCGCACGCGTACCGGCCGTCGATCCACTACCCGGCGAAGAACCCGGGCTACCAGTGGGACCTGTCGTTCATCGGCACCGGGTTCCCCTCCCGCGTCAAGTTCTTCGAGCAGATGAACCTCGACGGCCTGGCCGTGAAGCTCGCCGGCCCGTGGCTCGACCTGCCGGAGAGCTCCCCTTTGCGGGACTGGACCGCCACCGAACACGAGGACTGCGTGTCGAACGTCCAGACCGCGGCGATCTACCGGCAGACCCGCACCGGTCTCAACCTGTACCGCCGCGAGGCCGAGGCCACCCACGACGGCGAAGGCTGGGCCTGCGGGCCGAGGGAGATCGAGATGGCCGCCTGCGGCCTGTTCTTCGTGAGGGACCCGCGGCCCGAGGGTGACGAGCTACTGCCGTCGCTGCCCACGTTCACCACACCGGGCGAGGCCGGGGACCTCATCCGCTGGTACGTGAACCACCCGGCGGACCGCGAGAAGCGTGCCACGGCAGCCAGGGAGGCTGTCGCGGAACGGACATTCACCAACAACGCCAAGGCGCTACTGCGCATGATCGAGAAGGGGTAAGCCGGTGACCCGGTCCCATGGCAGAAACGGCCAGGTTTATATGGGGATAGCCGCGGGCGCGCTCGCGTCGGCGCTGCCGTTCCAGGCGTCCTGGTCGATCAACATGAACACCGACAAGCAGGACGTCACCGCGTTCGGCGACGGCAACAAGGTGTACGTCGCGGGCCTCCCCGACGCGTCCGGGGACTTCAGCGGCTTCTGGGACGACGCCACGTCGCAGACGTACATCGCCGCCATCGACGGCCTCGCCCGCTCCTTCTACCTGTATCCAAACATCACCACAGATCCCAACGCGTACTTCTTCGGCACGATCCTCCCGGACATTTCGATGGACGGCGCCGTCGGTGGCCCGGTGAACTTCAAGGCATCCTGGAATGCTGCCTCAAAAATACAAAGGTATAACCCTGCTTCGGGTGGTCTCAACACCTAATACAGGTATATACTGGGGGCATGGACGAGAAGACATGCTCCATCAGTGGATGCACAAAGCCGCACTACGCACGTGGCTGGTGTCCAGGACACTGGCAGCGGAACCGGCGTTACGGTGACCCTCTCGGCGGCGGCCCGATGAAGCAGCCGCCGAGAGAGTGCACCGTCGAAGGCTGCGAGCGGCGCATGGTAGCGAAGGGGCTTTGCAAGACGCATTACTACCGCGTTCGCAACACCGGCGAATTGCGGGCAGGTGAGCCGATAGGGCCCCGCAACGGCAGGGGCCCTCGCAGCGACCGTACGTGCTCAGTCGCTGCGTGCGAGTCGCGGCACTACGCCCGCGGCTTCTGCCTGCGGCATTACCAGCGGTGGAAGGATTACGGCGATCCAGAGGCACCGCTGCGCCGGGCGCGTGACGGCGAG